GATACATGCCAAACTGTGATGATAGATTTGGTTTACATGTCGATGTCAGTAACTATGATAATGCAAGACGTTTTCTTGTTTTTTTCATATACCTTGATAACAATGCAGAGGGACAAACCGTTATAAAGTCTAGGGACGATTTAGTAATTTCAAACTGTATTCAAGGAAATATGTTAGTATTCCCACCTTTCTGGACACATCCACATTCTGGTGAAATGCCTGTAGACAAACCAAAATATATTATAGGGAGTTATCTACATTATGTCTAGAACTATTAGTTCTGCTGGGAGGAAACCACACAAAACAGATAGTTCTATTAACGGTCCCATGACTTGATGGCGGTGAAATTGTTAAAGGAGAACTCCATGCGGTCAACAAGTTTGACCGCATTTCCTTTTACACGATCAATTGCAACGTAACCTTCGGGACTAGTAACCTTATAACCATTAGAAGTACGAATGAACGTATCGGTCATCTGACGAACTGAGTTCAACTTGTCTACAATGACCTGTTTTGCTTCTACAAGTAGGTTCTGAAACTGAATAATGTTGGCAAGGTTCTTGGTGTGCTTCTTGACCTCACGAACATACTCTTTCTGCATGTCCTGATACTTCTTCTTACCAGCATCACTCTTAACCTTCTCAATCTGTTTGTCAAAGTGCATTCTGACCCAATCCTCATATCCCTTTGCATGTGCAGATGGATTGGTAATCTTCTGACCTTTACGGACCATGCTGTTGTTGTATGTCTTGAGTGATGCACCAGCAAGATTACCTGTCATACTGTCCTGTAGACGTAGGAATGCTCGCAGTCCATTTGCATTGATACGTTGGAATGTGCGACCTGTATCACTGAGGTATTTGGTTACTCGTTGTGTCTCTTTGTCTGTGAATGTGCTACTTCCAGATGTATCCTTGTATGTTGCATCATCCATCCACACTGAGGAAGTCTTCTTGAGTCCCTTGATATCTGCACCAAAGGATGCCTTCATAGACTGTAGTTCATCACCTGTATATGTGGTGTGGAATACAATACCAATCTTTGCACGATTCATGGACTTACCCAAATCACTGTCAGTAGGAACCGCATATACGATGGTGTTGGGTTGGAATGTGTAGTAGGACACCCCATCAATTGTATCAGTTTCGATGTCGTCGGTAAACATCAAATCACCCTGTAGAACACCCTTTATACCGATTTTAGAGAGTTCTGAGAGGGCTACTTTGAACTTACTGTTCAGTGTACCAGACAAGTCAGCATCAATCTCCTCGTTGCTCTTATACAGCTTAGGATTGACGTTGAACACGGATTTCTTTGCGACAAAGAACTTTCCATCTGCTGGGTCAATACCAGCAAAGATTGCGGGTGCGCCATCCCATTTGACTGTCATGTTTACGGAAGAACGGGAACTTCCTGCCAACATATCACGGAGAGAACGGAGAAAGTTAATTGCTGCCCGTCCACCATCAACGCCATAGTTGAGTATTTCATCTTCAAGGTGTTCAAGATGTAAGTTCTTGCCACCTTTATCTTCAGAGAGGAGTTCTAGAAATGTGTCCATGTCACTATTTATATCACTTTAATTATTCTGTGTCAAGTACCTTGACAGATTGGTGTGAGTGATATATAGTCATCATATGTCTTTTTATACAAATGTACTTCAATACGGCAACTCTCTTCTGGTGCGCTATGTCGAGGACGGCAAACGTCTCACCAAGAGAGTTAAATATCAACCCACACTATTCGACCTTGTGACTACGGGGGAGAAAACAGGATACAGCACCCTAGATGGGCGTGCTGTACTACCGCATAAGTTCGACTCCATTCGTGATGCCAAGGATTGGATTGCGGATAGACCCAATCAGAATATCGTGTTTGGTAACACGCAATATCCATACTGTTGGATTGCAGATGAGTATCCAAACCGTGTCAATTGGGACTTGGACCAGATGCTTGTGATCACCATCGACATTGAGGTGGAGTGCGAGAACGGTTTTCCGAAACCAGAGGACGCACTAGAGCCAATGCTATCCATTACCGTCAAGAATCATCAAACCAAGCGCATTGTTGTGTTTGGTCTGCATGAGTTCCATAATGACCGTGATGATGTGACATATATTCAGTGCGAGAGTGAGGTTCATCTGCTCAAGGAGTTTCTTGCGTTCTGGGAGAGAAATGTACCAGATATCGTGACAGGATGGAACACTGAATTCTTCGATATTCCCTATCTCTGCAATCGTATCAAACGAGTGTTTGACGAGGATGAGGTAAAACGTCTATCTCCATGGCGCAACGTATTTGACCGTCAGGTGTATCAGATGGGTAGAACGCATCAGATTTACACCATTGACGGCGTGTCTGCACTGGACTATTATGACCTGTATCGGAAGTTCACATATACGAACCAAGAACGGTACACTCTGGACCATATCGCCTATGTTGAACTGGGTGAACGCAAGGACGGCAATCCATATGACACTTTCCGCGAGTGGTATACAAAGGATTATCAGTCATTCATCGAATACAACATCACTGACGTGGAACTGGTTGACAAGCTAGAAGACAAGATGCGACTCATTGAACTTATCGTCACAATGGCATATGAGGCAAAGGTCAACCTAACAGATGTGTTGGGCACGGTGCGGTACTGGGATATTCTTATCTATAATCACCTTCGTGAGAAGAATCTAGTCATTCCACCTAAGAAAGAGCATGAGAAGAGCGAGAAATACGAGGGTGCATATGTAAAAGACCCACTTGTAGGTATGCACAACTGGGTAATGTCCTTTGACTTGAACTCCCTGTATCCTCATCTGATTATGCAGTATAACATCTCACCGGAAACACTTGTCAATAGCGGTGCGGACCTTGCAGAAGGTATGGTGGATAAACTGCTAGAGGGTAAGGCAAAGAATGACACTGAATACTGCATGACACCGAATGGTGCATTCTTTCGCAAGGATATTCGTGGATTTCTGCCTGAGTTGATGGAGAGCATGTATAATGACCGTGTGAAATACAAGAAACTCATGCTGCAGGCGGAACAAGAGTACGAGGATACCAAGAACCCTGCACTTCTGAAGGACATATCCAAGTATAACAACATTCAGATGGCCAAGAAGATATCACTGAACTCCGCATATGGTGCAATCGGTAACAACTGGTTTCGGTATTATGACCTTCTTATTGCCACTGCCATCACCACATCCGGTCAATTGTCTATTCGATGGATAGAAAAAGCACTGAATATACACCTTAACAAGATACTCAAGACGGAGAAGATAGACTATGTTATTGCATCGGATACAGACTCGGTATACATTACTTTTGACCAGTTGGTACATAAAATCTTTGGAGAAGGACAAGAGACTGGCAAAGTCGTATCCTTTCTGGATAAACTTGCAAAAGAGAAGCTGGAACCGTTTATTGATAAGTCTTATTCAGCGCTTGCAACGCATATGAACGCATATGACCAGAAGATGGAGATGTCCCGTGAGGTAATCGCAGATAAGGGTATCTGGACCGCCAAGAAGAGGTATATTCTCAATGTATATGACTCAGAAGGAGTACGGTATAAGGAACCCAAACTCAAGATGATGGGTATCGAAGCAGTTAAATCGTCCACTCCTGCACCATGCAGAGAGAAGATTAAACAAGCAATGAACATCATCATGGGGGGAACAGAGAAAGAACTGAACACATTCATACAGGATTTCCGTGAAGAATTCATGAAATTACCACCAGAAGAGATTGCATATCCCCGATCATGCAATGGCGTAACCAAGTATAGAGGGACAGATAGACTGTTTAAACAGGGTGCGCCTATACATGTCAAAGGTGGAATACTGTATAATCACCTCGTACAAAAGAACAATCTATCCAACAAGTATCCTTATATACAAGAGGGTGACAAGGTAAGATTTCTGCATATGAAAGAACCAAACATCTATCAAGCATCTGCATTCTCATTTATCACCACATTACCAAGAGAACTGGATATAATGGATAAGATAGACTATGACATGCAATTTGAGAAGAGCTTTGCAGAACCACTAAGGTTTATCGCAGAGAAGGCAAAGTGGTTGATTGATAGCTCATATGGAACACAAGGAACACTGGAGGACTTTTTCGGATGACATATCTAACATATCACGGAAGAACTAGAGAATGCTGCGAGTATGCAATAAGAGAGTATGAGAACAATAAGGAATATGAAGACCATATGAGTGTACAATCATGGGTACAAGCAAGCAAGAATAGACTGAAAGAACTGGATAATGAACAGAGTGAATGAATATAAGGATAGAATACAATGGGATATATGGGAGGATATACAGAGGGTGAAGGAGAATGCGGAAGAGAAACCCCATGAGAACCCAAATATACCCATAAATACCGAATCATTAAAAAGGTATAAAAAAACATAGAGTAGAGTGGGTTAAAGTTTGCAACCTATCGGCTCAACACCAAAGAACCTCAGTGAAATATCTGAGGTTTTTTTGTATTTAATTGCAGAAAGCACTTGACAATCCCTTGACAATGGTGTATATTGAGTATGTAGGATGGTTGATAAGACATAGAGGACTGAAGAATGACTGATATCACTGACATTAACCCCATTGTGAACGTGGGTACTGATAAGAACCCCATGTATGTGCTGGATGCCACTTGGATGACTGTACTGTATGAGAAGATCACTGGTAAGGACTTCAAGGGTGACGATGACTATGTGGAGTTCACTGACAGGTTTGTGAAAGAGTATAATGAGGGTGGGTTTGATACCACTCTGGCCATCAAGAGGATGATGTAATGACTGAACGGGAATATCATGACATGTATGCAGAGTATTGCATGGAGAGTGGTGAGCGTATGACTGTCAGAGGCTTCATGAAGTTCAAGGCATGGCGTAAGAGAGTAGAATCTTTCTTTGAGAAACGTGCAGAATCTTCTTGACATCACCCTTTGCGTATGGTATAGTTAGATATACTGAGAAAACAACGGAGACTTCGATATGACTACACTATGTGCAACAGGCAAGAGCAACCTTGATGATGTTACTCCTATGTACCTCTGGTCATATGGGAACTATCGATATGAGATAGAGGTGAAGAAGAACTCATACTTCTCTGACAGTGAGGTATTCGAGACTTCATATGAGGATGCGCTGAAAAAGTTTGAGAATATGGTTAACAAAGTATCTCTAGTGTGATATAGTAAGATATAACTCAGAGAGTGTCCCGAATGGTCTTTCGTATATTGCTGAATTGCTAGGTGGACTGACACTCTCTCTTTTATTGAGGAGAGTCTGGTTGAGTGAATGATATATATCCTGTTGGACTGCCATATCATTCGGTGTGGTAAGGATGAAGCCGGGATCGTTTGTGAGACAATATCAAGGTAGCTCACACTACCTAACAGGGGGTTCGATTCCCCCTCTCTCTCTACCTCTCATATGACTATACCCCCCCTTAAAACTGACAAAGGTTTCCTAATCTATAAATGCAATAAGGTGTCTTCATGATATTTCCCAGATTACCCAAGTTTCCCAAGATTGTTTCCAAGTGGTTGCTTCGTGCATATCTCTTATGGAGTATCTGTGCTGATGTTATTGTTCTCAGTGGTATTGTGTATCTGTTGTTTCGATAATAAATAGTATCATGATTACTCTTACAGCTTCTGCAAAGCAATATCTCAGTTCAGTTGCACCCCCCTCTGATTATGTCTCATTAGGTGTAAAGGGTGGTGGTTGTTCTGGTATGCAGTATGTGTGGGACTTTGCGAGTAATCATCCCAGTGTCACTTGGAGTGACCCTATTGACAATGTTCTGGTGGTAGACCCGATGGCAGAGATGTTCCTGATTGGTTCTGAGATTGATTACGTCACAGAGTTGGGAGGAAGTTTTCTGAAAGTGGTCAATCCTGTTGCAACATCTTCCTGTGGATGCGGTGAGTCTTTCTCAGCATAACACCCCCCCCCCGAAACTGAGCGACTTTT